CGCTAATACGCCTGCATCTCGCAGGTTCTTGCTACTCCACTTCCAAGCACTTCCATTGCCTCCACCATCAACTTCGATGAGTCGAGTGCTCGCCCATCTGACTACGGTTCGATAGTGAATGTTCACCTTCACCGCTACTTCTTCTGAACTAAGCACACGAGATAGCGACGCATCTTGTGCGCCTCCACCATTCGTTGTGTGCTCATTATTTGTATTCATCATGCAATTATCCCACAATTAAATTCGCTCGCAATACCCAGATACACAGAATTCGTAAATTCTTTTCAAACCTTATACGAGAACGAATTCGATATGGATACCCCAAGCGACACCTCACCTCACTTCGGTGCTTTCCTATAGGGAATTGCAATGGATTCCATCGCTCGCCTGCGTGTTTCCTCTGGTCTGCGGTCATATCGAGCCGTGGTTGCGGGGCTTGAATGACCCATCAAGGCTTGAACCGTCGCAATATCTACGCCTGCGGAGAGTGCTTCACCTGCGAAGGTGCGACGCAGATCATGGGGAGTGCAATACACAAGAGCCTCGACACCACGAGTACGGAGTGTTGCGTAGATTGATTGAGGCGTGATCGCCTCATATGAGAGCCGAGCACCTTTGGAGATGGCGCACAAGAATGATCCGCTATCGGTGCCTCTTACTTCAAGCCACGCATCAATAGCATCCTTCGCACCATTGGTGAGCCACACGGAACGCTCTTTCATTCCTTTGCCTCGAACAAGTAACTTGCCAGAATCACGGGAATAATCGCCCATTTTGATAGATGCAACTTCTGCCCTACGCAAGCCGATTGCAAGCAATGCGATGAGGGCGGCATCACGAGCACCGATTGAGGAATCATCTTGGGTGCACACCGCCAAAAGCCGAGCGAGTTCAATCTTCGATATGTGCCTGCCCTTTGGCTCGGTGTGAGCGGTCACATTCTCAAGCACCTCTTGTGCATCTGATTGCATATCCCGTGAGATGAGATGAGCACGGCGGCATTGATCAAGCACGCCACGAACGGCGGCAAGAATCTTGTTCACGCTCGCAGGTGCCATAGACCGCCGCAAGAGTTCGGCTCTCAAGATGCCGAGCCGTTCGACGCTCAAGGTGTTCCACGGTAAGAGTGCGGCGATTGCAAACCTGTGTTTAGAGTTGCCTACCCTGCCTTCCCGTGTTGCCTCTGGAACCGCATTCGGGAACAAGATGGATGCGGCGAAGGTGATCGCACTCGCCATCGTTCGCCTTCCAGAATCCGAGTTCAGTTTGAGTATGTATCGCACGGCAGGTGAACTGGGTACTGCGGCTTGAATGTCGGAGGTAGTTGCCGTGGTTGTTGCGAGTGCTTTGTATTGCATCGAAGTATTGTACATAGATTGCGAGAATCTACATTCTCATATTCAATAATAGGGAAATATTCATCCCGTTAACTACAACGATCCATTCGAATTATCGGGCGTTTTTTGCCTACGGTTCTGCCGTGAGTTGCCGACACTTGCCGTGGTGTGTCGGGCATTGCCAGACTGTCGGGCAGATGTCGGGCATTCCTGCTTTTAACGCCAGAGCCAGTACAAAGCCGAATGAAACACCATGAATACAAATGCACCGAAGGAGTGGGTTAGTTTAACGGAGGCTTCTAGGCGGTTGAATATCCATATTCGAACCGTTGAACGCCACATGAACAAGGGGAAATTATCCCATCAAAGGAACGCATCTGGCAAGTTCGAGGTACTTGTGCCTGCCGTGATGCCCACTCCAGAAGTGGCTTTCGCCATCACTCAACAAGCCGAGAAGAGCACGAGCCTTGCCGAGAGCCACTTAATCGAAGTACAAAAAGAACTACGCCGAGCCAGAGGTGCGTTCCGCATACTGTCGGGCATTGCCGCAGGTCTGCTTCTCTTCATCGGTGCACTCGCATTCGCTTGGGTGAACGCCAGAGAAGATGGCGTGCGCCTTGAGGTAACGGCTTCAATGCTCAAGGAACAGGTAACAACGCTCGGCACCACGAACGCCCACCTTCAATCGGTTCTCGCAGATGCGGCAACTACAAGGCAACTCGATGCCGAAACGCCGTGGCTTCTTCGCTCTCAATAAAGCACCGAAGAAGAGAGGCTTCAGATTGTCAGACAAATGCCGTGTTGCCGAACACGGTTTTTTTTTAGCCTTTTAGAGTAGTTTCCTATAACCTATCTGGGCTATCTGGGCGTATCTGGGTATGTATCTGGGTAGATCAAAAGCCTTGATTAGAGAGAGATAATAGTGTTTTTTAATGTTTTATATATACATACCCACATAACCCAGATGATTAGAAGGATTCACATACGATGATGAAGATATATAGGTATCACATCACATATATGAATATGTATCTCTATACCAGAGGTGACCAAAGTATCTGGGCTATCTGGGCATCTGGGTAAATGGGTAGACCGAGTGGCGTTTTTACGCTAATAACGGGGGGGTCGATGAAATCCACACCTCGCCGCCGTCACCGTGCTTGGTTCTACGCACACGCATGTCAGGATAAGGGCGAAACGAGTTTCTACCACCGTGCGGCTAAGCGTGTGCGTGCGTGTTCGGGTTATTGATTACCGTGAGGCAGGCTAAGCGTGTGCGTGCGTGGATAAGAATTTCAATTCTCATTTCGGTGCCTTTGTCAACGGTTGACACTTTCCAGAGGCTCGACTTTCGGGAACGGTAAAGGGTACCCAAAGCAATCAATCTGCTTGCGACAATTCGATGATGAAGAAGAAAGCCATCGGCAGACCTACGAGTTTTAGTGAGCCATTGATATCGAGTATTTGTGATCGCCTTTGTCTAGGCGAAGCCATACGCACCATCTGCAAAGAGCCGAATATGCCGAGCACTACCACAGTATTTAGATGGCTTGGCAACGATGAGGTGCCTGCTTTTCGTGCGTTCAAAGATCGTTACGCCAAGAGCCGCCGCATTGGTCTGGAGATGATCGCAGATGAGATGCTTGAAATTGCGGATGCTTCGGCGATCAATACGGCAACGGGCATGATCGATAGCGGGTTAGTTCAGAAGCAACGCCTCCAGATTGATACTCGCAAGTGGTTGCTTTCCAAATTGAACCCAACCAAGTACGGAGATAAAACCGCTTTAGAGCATCAAGGCGGCATCACCTTGACGGTGGTTACTGGCGTTCCTAGATCGGATGCCGTTACTGGAGGCGTTCGTGATAGTTAACAGATAGAAGTTAACGCCGAGGCGAATTTATAAGGTACTCCGAGAAGGAAATACTTCCTCTTTTCTCAATCGGTGCTCTTTGAACCCGTAAAGTATTCGTATGAATCACACTACTCAAGAACCGTTTCCAACCGATTGCCAGATCACGAATTCAAACCTGCGTAAAACAAGTCTTTAATCTGGATGCCTTGCCATCCTCTCTGGCGTTCCTTGTTGCGGTAGCGGATACAACCTTTTGCTTCAAGTAATTCGGCGAGCATTCGTGGATGAAGTTCGACATTGATTCCCTCACTCTTCGACCAAGATTCCCATGAGCGAATGCACACCTCTGTTGAAGTAATTGCGCCAGTCTTTAATTCAAAGCAATCCTCCAACCAAGCCGCTCGGTAATCCTCGGCTTCGAGATAGTTCTTCGTTGCATCGAGAACCACCTTCGGTGCATTCAATCCACCCACTCCATCACCTTCGATACGGTTTTGTTGAAGTTCCTTCAAGCCATCCATCGCCCATCTAAGTATTTCGCTTGCTTCCTTCTCGAACTTCTCGCTTAGGCGTTGATCAATCTTCGCAGGTGCCTGCGTGAACTCGACCAAGTAAAGCCTTCTATCTAGTCCTGCGTTTGGATTCTTGAGCCGTGGTTTGTGGTTCGTAGTTGCAATCATCTTCGCTTGCATTTTGAAGTCGAAGAAGTTTTGCCCGTTGAATCTGGCAGTCATTTTATCGCCGCCAGTAAGTGCTTTCACTCGTTGCTCGTCGAGTGCTTGCCCTTCTGGGAACTCGTTCGCCAGAGCGAATCGAGCACCTGCGAGTTTTGCGATATCGCTACTCGCCGCAGTTTGTGATCGGGTTTCCATCAATGAAGTTGCGGGGACAATCGTTGCGTATTCACCAAGTACATAGTGGATCGCTTGCGTGAACTTGCCCTTTCCAGTTCCAGATTGACCGTAGATAATCACGAAAGCGTGCTCGGTGAAATCTCCCGTGAGGCAGTATCCCGCATATCTCTGTAGGAACTTCACCTTCTCTTGATTGAATCCGCAAGCCTCATTCACGAAGCGAAGCCAGTTGGGGCAAGTTGAATCATCGGCAATCAATGCAGGTGATACAGAAGCCTTCCTTGTTACAAGGCTCTTCAATTCATCACGAGGAATTCTCTTGCCATTGGTTAGATCGTAAACACCATCGGGAGTGCCAAGCACCATTGGCTCGCTATCGAGTTCCTCCTTGAGTGTTGAGAAGGCACCGTGAGATTGAGAGGCTCGCAATACTCGCCAGACCGTATCAATTCGAAAGTGTTTGCCTGCGTTCGGATCGGGTGATTGATTGAGGTACTTCTCAATGCACTCTCTCACCCATGTGAAGGCTATTCCGTTTCGATCCGCTTCAAAGATTCCCGTGCTCTTATCTCTTCGGTACCAAGTCTTTTCCTCTGGAACGAATATGAGCGATCCTTGATACATCTTCACGAAGGCATCAACAAGTTTGAACTCGTTTATCTCATTCGCTTTCTCCACATCACTCTTCGGTGCCTTCTTCTCCCTCTCTCTTTTCGGTGTGTAGTAAGTCTTTACGCTTGGGATCACTTCATCAATAGTCAACTGGAGATAGGTTCGACTGCCTCCGTTACGCATCTGATCATCGCCTCCGATTTTCGGGTGCGTTCCGCAGGGTTGTTGACGCATGATCCGCTCAATTTGATCTCTGCCACCGCCCACAGATGAGCCGCAATAAAACTGCAAGCCACAAACCAGACCTGCGTGCATTCTGCTTGCGTCATCGTCATAGTCGCTCGTATCTCCGTTGAGCATCCGTTGCATCTTTGCGCCATTCCTTGCCGTGGTTGCTATCTCAATCACCTTTTCATCGGTGAGAGATTCGTGTGCCGTTCTCTCTGGCTCTGGCTTTGGCTTGGGCTTCTCTGCTTCATCTTCTGCGTAATTCTTAATCGGTGCGGGCTTCTTGCTTCTCTCTTCAATACTGCGAACCATTCCGTACTTTATTTCATCAAGAGCACCGTGAAGAGATATGAAAGTCTTAGCCTCAAGCGGAACGGCTTCTTGTGAGAGATCGTTTACATCACTCCACGGAACACCTGTAAAGGTGAAGTATCGACCTCCAGAATAAAGTTCCGCTTCTTCTATGTGATCGTATTCATCGTTCCGTGTGGGAAGATCAAAGTTTGTTCCATCGAGATTCTTCACTATCTCATTCAACGAGTTCCCTATTGCGCCATCAATACTTTGAATCCGAAAGAATGCCTTCACGCCTATTCCACTTGGGCTTGTTTCAATCCATGCGTTCGAGAATGGTTGAAGGTGTTCAAGAAGCGAGTACGCCAGATCGCTCATCTCGCCCCGCTCGTTCAACACATAATCCAGATCGAAGCCGCCGAAGCCATCACCAAGCACAAAGCCGATGCCGTCGAACTTCTTTGGATGGGCATTGAGTGCCTTCACCGCTTCATCGAATGAACACCACTCCGCAGGTCGAGTCCATTGGGCTTTGTTTCCATTGGTTCGTAGAGGCAACTTGATCGCCCTGCCAGTTTTATCGCATGGTCGAACCTGCCACATCACCCATCGGTGCTCTTGCTTGAGCCACAAAGGAACATGGGAGGTACTGGGATTGAAGCGAACCACATTCTGCGGCTTGCTTTTCTGCGGCTCTTGCAAGCCTACTGGCGTAGAGATATCATCGGACATAAGAGAATGATCCTTAATGCCTTTCTGAAGTGCCTTTGACGAGGCGATACTTCGAGAGGCGTTTTGGTTTTTACGGCGAAGTTGTTTTAGTTCGTAAGAACACCTTTCGAATAGTTAAACATGAACGGAAGTAAAAGTTGGGCAAGTCCTCGCTTGCATATTTCGAGTGCCTCGGTGAGCGTGCACACTTTCACAAGTTGAGGATCGGTTCGGCGTTGATTGCGTTGCTTTGGTTTCTCCAACACTACGAAGTCTGCGGAACCAAATGGATCGCTTCCGTGTTCGTTGTGAAGCCTCGTCATTGTGTGAGCCAAATCTTGCGGAGAGAAGCCTTCACGAGCCAGAGCCGCTAATACGCCTGCATCTCGCAGGTTCTTGCTACTCCACTTCCAAGCACTTCCATTGCCTCCACCATCAACTTCGATGAGTCGAGTGCTCGCCCATCT